TTTTGGTATCTTATTGATTTCATAGTTATGTTTAACAATAGCAGTCCTGATATGGTCATTGACCCAGTTCCCATCATATACTGTTAGGTCTGCTCTAGAATCTTTAGTTATATGGATCTTATGATCCACACCACGAAGTTCTACATCGAGTAATAATTTTACTAGGTTTTTTTTTCTGTTTTCTTTTAAAAATTCAAGTTTTTTGTAAGAAGATTTTTCATCTCTTTTCATCTTTCATAATTAGGAGGAGGAGGTGTGAGCCAATGACGCACACCATTAATAATTTTAAATCTAACTTTTAAATTAGGATCTTCAACAAAATATTTACTTGGTTTTGGTTGCATAATAAATTGAGGACTTACATGGAAAACCAAGCTTAAACCATTGCCTCATCTTTTAGAAAGGTATTTCTTCGTTTACAGGTTGAACATTGATTTTTTGCGGATTGAAGTTACCAAATCCACCAGTACCATCTTTACCTATACGTCCTTTAAATTTTAAACGTACAGTAGGAAGTTGTTCATTTTCTTTCTTGTCAAAATTCCATACAGGTCTGCTTTCATGTTTAGAACCATCTTGTTCTAATGCTTGTAAATGCTGTATTAAAGGTTGTATATCAACAACAGGAATATCAACATAACCTGCCATTGCATCTTTTTCAGACTCAGTATACTGATTCTGATTTATTGCCCATTTTATAAGCTTTGGAAAAGCCAGATTAAATTCAGCCATCGAAATAAGATTTTAGTAAATTGTTAAAAAATTGATTTGGAGAAACATTGTTCATTTGACAATATTCCTTGATTGAAGAAGCTATAGCGTCATTGGTACGCAAACTGAATACGTTTCTGTTCCAATCTTTTTTACGCTCTGCTCTTCTCTGTTCAAGTTGTTGCATGATTGCTAGTCCAGAGATTTCTGCTTCTTCTGTAGTCATAAGGTTTCATCTATCTTTGCAATAGCATGACTTAAAAACTCACCATGTGCAGCAGTTGTAATGTAACCAGTAACTTTTTCTTCCTTTCTGATTCCAAATTCTTGTTTGAAATCATTCAGTACTTTTTGGAATACTTCATCAGAGTGATTAAGTTTTAACTGTTGAAGCTTGTTAAAGATGTTTTCTTTAGCTTGCTTGGAAATAGGTTCTGGTAAAGCTTGCAAAGTAGAAACAGGTTTAGCTTTCTGTTTAGGTTTAGTTGGTGTTTCAGTTACACCTTTCTTCGCTGGTGGTGCTTTGGTAAGAGATTGAGCATCGTCATCTTCTCCAGCTAATCCATACATTGCCAAGAGAGAATATCTTCTGGCATAAGTAATAGCTTTACCTACTTCCTGATGTTCGTTGGTTACATTCTTAGTAACTTTTGGAACTGGGTACTCACTGACTTCTTCCTGCCCAGAAACGTGCATTAACTTTGTAACGATGATAGTGATTACTTCACCTTCTGGAGTTAAGACATATTTAAGTGGTTGAATATGACATAATCCATATTCTGTTGCTGGTTGTACAGCAAGTAATGCTTGTCCAAGAGTGGTGTAATTACTTTTGTAAAAAGGATTTTTACCATCTCTGCCAGCAGCATGATGTTCTTTCTGGAAAGCAGTAAGAGCTTCGGCAAGTGTGCTTGGTTTTTTGTCGGGCATAAATTAATAATAGTATACTCTGATTGTATATTACACTTATATTAGATTTATTGCAATGCTGCTTGTAGCAGCGTGTTGAATTGTTCTGGTGTCAGCACAACTCTCCAATTACCACCACGAAATCTAACCATAGTAGCAACGAAGTCCACACCTGCGTTTTCACGTTGCGTTTCCACTTCTCTAGGTTTTATAAGACAAGCTCTATTTTTATCTTTATAGTCAGCTACCTGCACGACACAATTAGGTATTCCATATATATCGCCAACATCTCCAGGAATTCCTGCACTCAGATTTCGCTGACATTGAAAACCAGTTACTTCTGTTAAAACTTCTGCTGCTTCTCTTTCAGCTTTATCACCTTTACGTTTTTGTGGATTTGTCATTCTAATAATTTAATTTTTGCTTTTATCTTTTCATATTGCACAATATATTCCTTTGCTTCGATTTCATGTTTAAAGTATGCATTTTCTAATGCTGCTAACTGATCCTTATAGTGTTTGATTCTACGTTTTATCTCTTCTTCAAATTGATTCATTTTCCAACTCCCCATTTATTATGAACTCTTATCTTTAATTGTTCCTTTTGCTGTTTTGTAATTTTTATATAGCATTCATCAAGTTCATCAACTAAATCACCAAAGTCTTCATCAAATTCTGAATTAGTTAAACTTCTTTGAAAGTTAACAAGAGAAGCTCTAATAAGTTTGTATTCTCTACCAGAAACATTAAGGTTATATCTCATTTTCACTCCAGTATTTTATTAACAATTTAAGTTCTTTAATACGTTGCATAGCTGCTTTAATTTTTTCATTTGTTGTCATTAAAACTGTTCCTGTTTTGATTGAAACTTTTCCCATGCTTTATTCCAAGCATCGGTACATCTTTCTACTGGTTGATCAGTACCAAAGATACAAACATCAGGATAAGCCCATATCGTATTACAGACATCAGGAACTATATCTTTATTAACTTTCAACATCTCTACATAACAACCAAGTTGTTTATCTGTTGAGTATGGTTCTTTCCAATACTTTTCTAGTTTTGATATATATATTAATCCTTCTTTTCTTCTTTTTAAAAACCCATAATTAGTATTCTTTTTGCTTTTAAGATCTATCAATCTGATTTGTTTTGTTTCTGTATCGTAACCTAAAAGGTCAAGCTGACCTCCAACCTTTTTATCAGGCAAGGTCATCATATATTCAACCGCCATAGGTTCAAAATTCTTAAACAGTTCATGGTCTAACAAAGGTATAACCCAATCAGAATAGTCACCCATATCTATATCATCGCTGCCTAGCATAAATTCCTGTAAGCATTCATGTATCTTTTCACCTCTTGGCTGCCATTCAGCACGATGAAATTCAATACTTTCCTTGTCTTCTTCTGTTAGTTCGGAACAGACTTCAGTCGTTGACCAAGCCATATATTGTTTAGTAGCTTTGCAGTAATAAACATGATGTTCTTCTGATCTTATTACTGGAAGTGGTTTTAAAAGTTGGAAGGTTTTCATTTTTAGTTTTGTGTTGGAAGGTCTTTTGGATCAGTTAGTTCTACTTTTTGTTCAATTATTTTCTGCTCTGGTTGTCGAGCTAAATTAACATATTTAACACCTTGATATCCTTTTTTAAATAAAGGATTTTCTTCGCAGTTTTTTACACATTCCTGCCAACCAGGAGGTGGAATATCTAATTGTTCAAGAGTCCAATATCCTTTTTTAATTCCATCTTTAAGTGTGCGTATGAGAGATAGCTTGTCAAACATTCGTTCCATTATTTACCTCTCCAGGCATGAGGATCAGTATATTCATCATCTTTAAATGATAAATCTGGTTCAGCTAACGTTGATGGAGGAGTTGGATTTAATTTTTTAAAGATTTGGTTTGTTTTCTGATGTCGTTTAACTTCTTTTACAAAGTTGCGTCTTAACCATTCATTTAATGCTCTTGCACCAATTTGTGACCAAGTAGATCCATAAATATCTGAAAGAGTTTTAACCATTTCAAAATCTTGAGTTGATAGTGGTGTTACGTTAATTCTTTGAGTCTTATCGTGCATTACTCAAATCCTCCACTGGCGGTAAAAACTCTATGAGCAGGGTGATTATTTTTAGGTTCTTCTGCAACTTTGGATTGTTTTACATCGTAAATATTCATCCAGCCACCTGCTATTGCTCCTTCAAGGGCTGTTTTTCTGTCTTTAGGTGTGAATGTTCGCAACTTATCAAAAATCCTCTCTGCAACCCTTTTAGAGCAAGTAGCTTTTTTTCTGTGTCTAACAGGCCACCATTCAATAATCAGATTTGCACATTGACTTAAGTCATCTGGAATTAAGTTGGCAGTGATTATTGGATTGGCAAACGGATCATTAGATACTGTTGTTTGCTTTCTTGCTTCTGATCTTTTCATCTTATCCCAGACGATTGATCTTAACCATGAAGCTCTGTTCATTCCATAGGGCCTGGTCTTATCGATAAAGGATGCCATGTTTTCATCAAGAAAAACAGAAACCTTTATTTCTTTTTTGCCATTCATAGATTATTAATATGTTTTACTGACATTAACTGTAAGCTGCTATTATGTCAAGGGTAAATATTTTGCTCTCTAAAAAAAATCTTCTCCTTATCCTATATATATAATATATATATTATTAAAGATATATAACTACGTTTATAAGTATATTAATTAGTTTATATATTCTTTTTCTTTTATTTCTTTTTGGTTCTTTTTCTTTTTTTCTTTTTCTTACAGGTGTTTAGAAATCCTGGATTTGCCATTCAATGTTGCATTAGTATAGGTCTGCTAGTATATTAATATAAAAATGCCATTCATTATGACAAATAAAAACCTTAAAAGAATTAGTGTAAGTGTAGATCCACAAGACTATGAAGATTTAAAAAAACTTTGCAGATCTGGTATGTCTGTAGGTTTTTTAATAAGAGAAGCTATACATAATTTTTTACAAGAAACTAAAAAAAATTAATTTATGTAAGGTGTTTTAAAAGTATCGTAAATATATGAATCTCTCTTCCACCAATCATCGATATAATCTTTAGTAGCAATTATTGAATATCCTTCATCTGATTCTCTACATAAATCCATATAATATTCTGCAAATTCATCATAAAAATCTGGATTTAATTTAAATTGTTCAGCAATTTCATATGCTCTATCTCTAGCGTGTTCATCAAATTGTTCAGCTATATCTTGTTGATCTATTTCATCCATAACTTGATCTGGTATTGGATTATCAATCATTTTTTAAAATCCTCAGATACCTCTGGTTTTACGTAAAAATTACTGTGTTCAAAGTAATCATGTTGAAACCAATCTGGATAAGTGTCTTCATCTTCAATATCAAAATTTGGGTTAGGGTCTAAAACTTGACGAATTTCTAAAAATTCTTTTGTTTTATCCCATACACCTTCAGTATCTATTGATGGGTCGCATTGACATAAGAATCGTGGATAAGCATATCCATCGATGAGATCACATAAGAGCTTTTTTTGTTTTTCGGTTAATGAATCAGTCATTATTTACATCCTCCTTATCCCACTCAACAGAAAAAGAATCTACTACTTCTTCTTCTACTTCTTCTAAGTCCGAATACTCCCAATCTCCTTCATCATCAGTTGAAAAATCTCCTCCATCGAAATCTCTCCAATGTTCACAAACATCATCTATTTCTACATTGTCTGGTGTAGTTATATATAAATAATGTGATGTCATTGAAGTGACAGTTAATCTAAAATGTTTCACTTTTTTATTTCCTCCATAGT